TTCAAAAAGATTGGCAAAAGATTTTGCAAATTACTTGTGAGCAGTTACGCAAAATTGGTATTTTGGCCGAGGTAGATTTAAACTTGGTTGAAGCTTACGCAAAAGCCATGAGCCGATATTACGAAGCGCAAGAACAAGTTGAGGCAATGGGGATGGTAATTGATGGGCAGGCGGGTTTAAAAATCAATCCTTGGTTTGATGTCATGGAGAAAAGTTTAAAAACGGCGTGTAACGTGGGCGGCATGTTCGGCATAACGCCAAGCGCACGCGCTCGGATTCCTGCGCAGGCAGCACCGGCGAGCAAATTAGAATTACTTAAAAAGAAAATATCATGAAAAACTTTGAAATCACAAAAACCGCTACCGGTTACATACTAACAATAGACGGCGCGGCCGTTGACAAATGGGGCAAGCCATCAGACACGCCGCATTTATACCGCAACAAATATCTGGCGCAGCTTGCGGAGCGGTATTTAAAAAATATCACGGTAACCGTAAGCACCGACGAAGACAGCACCGACGTGGTGGTAAAATGGAGCAAGCCAAAGCATACGCGGAAAAAGTAATCAGCGGCGAGATTGTAGCTGGGCAGCTTGTGCGCAATGCGTGCGAGCGTTTTCTGCGCGACCTTAACAGCTGGCAGTTTGAGCAGTCAAATGTTGATCATGCCGTAACGTTTATACAGGAACTTGAACACACAACCGGTGAGCATGCAGGGCGTAAGTTTATCCTTGAACCATGGCAGTATTTCATTGTGGCAAATCTGTTTGGGTTCGTAAACGATGACGGAACGCGTAGATTTACTCGGGCTTATATTGAAGTGCCGAGAAAAAACGGGAAGTCGACGTTTAGCAGCGCGCTGATGTTGTACGGATTATTGGCCGACGGCGAACCAGCGGCGCAGGTGTATAGTGCAGCTACGAAGCTTGACCAAGCAATGATGGTATTCGGCGAATCGGTGCGAGTTTGTCAGAACGTGGATTTTCTGCAGGGCGAAGTCGTTGTAAACAACAGCGTTAACAATAGGCGGATTTTATACGGACAGAATTTGTATAAGCCGCTGGAATGGAACCCGAATAAACAGGACGGTTTAAATACTCACTTTGCGTGCATTGATGAATACCACGCGCACCCAAGCGACGACCTTTATAACGTAATCCGTAATAGTATGGGCGCACGCAGGCAGCCGTTGCTGTTCACGATTACAACGGCGGGGTTTAACCGCGAATCACCGTGTTACCGACATCGGCAGTATTGCGGTAACGTGTTAAGCGGCGCGATTCAAGACGATGGCCTGTTCACGATAATATACAGCTTAGACAGCGGCGACGATTGGACAGACAGGAAAGTTTGGGCAAAGGCAAACCCGAATTGGGGCGTTAGTGTTTACCCGCGACAGTTGGAGCAAGCAGTTAACGAAGCGAGGGAGTTTGTGCATAAGGAGGTGGAGTTTAAAACGAAACTCTTAAACGTGTGGACTGACACCGCGCAAACTTGGATTAGCGACAGCGACTGGGCAGCATGTGAGCAGCAGCTTAGTTTATTGGGCGAGCGCTGCTATGGTGGATTGGATTTGGCGAGTACGTCGGATTTCTGCGCGTTTAGTTTATGGTTTCCCGAACATAACGCAGTTAAGACGTGGTATTACCTACCAGACGCGGCGATTAAGAAACGGACGGATAACGTAGGGCAGTCATATCAGCAATGGTTGAGGGATGGCTACATCGTGGTAACTGATGAAGCGGCATATTATGGAGCTGGCCGAAGATTACGACATACAGGATATAAGCTTTGACCGATTTAACGCGTCGCAGTTGGTTATTGAGTTGCAGAACGAAGGTTTGCCGATGTTTCCTTTCGGTCAGGGTTTTGTTAGCATGTCAGCTCCGACGAAGGAACTTGAGCGAAAGGTTATGAATCGCGAGTTAACCCATGACGGCAACCCGGTAACTCGGTGGATGTTGGGTAACGTGTTGTTGCAATACGATCCCGCAGGAAATGTGAAAGTAAACAAAGCGAAGTCGGGCGATAAAGTGGACGGCGTGGTTTCGATTATCATGGCGTTGGGTGGTTGCATGATTGAGGCCGCCAAAAATGAAACGCAGGATTTTTGGTTTGTGAAGCTATGAGGTTAGAGCTTATATATATCGACGAATACATTAAGCGATATTATGAGCTGTTGCCGTTGCATCCAACTTATGAGAAAGCTTGGGAGGCATTGGAGGCAGAATATAAGAACGCCATCGGCCGCAACCGATACGCTAATTATGCAACGTTCAGAGTTGTGTTGTGCCGATGGATGAAAATAAATAGACGTTGTTAACGTCAATGAAGTAATTTAATATTTAATTTGTATTATGCAATTTCGGCTATGGCCAACTAAGACGGAGAAACGTAGCAGCCTATCAGCGCCGCCTGACTGGTTAGTCAATACGCTATCAAATATATTTGGTATTCAAACTAAGTCGGGCGCGGCTGTTAACGAAAATACAGCGTTATCTATTTCCAGCGTTCACGCATGCGTGAGAGTTATAAGCGACGGCATAGCAGGATTGAGCTTGAAGTTATACAAGGACGACGGAGCAAATAAGACGCAAATAACTAACAACTACGCGGCGGCGTTATTGAATGATCCTAATAGCTACCAAACCAAATTTGATTTTATTAAATATATGGTTGGGCAGTTGGTGTTAAAGGGCAACGCATACGCTTTTATTAATCGTGACGCGCGTTTTATTGCTTACGAATTGCATCCAATCCGCAGCGAATACGTCGAGCCGATAATTGAAAACGGCCAATTATTTTACCGCGTTACAATGAAAGGTTACCCGCCGATGGTTCCGTCAACAGACATGCTGCATTTTAAAGGGCTATGTACTGATAATCCATTGAAGGGAAAGAATCCTATACAGGTTCACGCCGAAAGTTTGGGCATTGATTTAGCGGCCATTAGCAGCAGCGCAGGCGTTTACAAAAATGGAGTTTTAAAATTTCTGTTAACAAGCGACGCAGTAATTAAGCCAGAGCAAGCGGCGAATTTAAAAAATAGCTTAGACGATGTGATTCAAGGCCAAGCGCGCAGCACGGTGTTGCCGAATGGTATTAAGATGGAGAAACTTAGTCTAAGCCCAGAGGAAGCACAGTATATTGAGCAGCGCAAATTTTCAGCGCAGGAAATAGCGCGTATGTTTGGCGTCCCTGCTTCCATGATAGGCGCAAGCGACGGCGGTATTAAATCCAGCGTAGAACAGGAGTTCCAAGATTTCTATGCTCGCACGTTGTTAGCGTATGCGATTAACATTGAACAGGAAATGGGGCGCAAGCTGTTGACGGAGCAAGACAAACAAACGGACTATTTTAAATTTAACTTTAATTCGTTGCTAAGAGCAACGGCAAACGATCGCGCAGATTTTTATAATAAAGGCATACGCGGCGGCTGGTTATCACCAAATGAAGCACGGATGTTTGAAGATATGAATGGCTACGGCGAAGGCGCCGGCTACATGGTAGAATCTAACCTAATCCCAGCGGAGCAGATGGGCGCATACATGGACGCTAAGATAATTAACTTAACTAACAAGGCATTGAATAACAACAACCCGACAGGGGATAACAATAATACGCAAGCGTAATGAGAGAGAAACGCACCATAACAGGAACTATAAATTACCGCTCCGAAGGCGAAGGCATGCCAACGCAGTTGGGCGGTATTGCCGCGGTGGTAAACAGCGCAACGGATTTGGGTTACTTTGAGGAAGTAATAGCACCGGGCGCGTTTGATTACGCATTGGGCAAAGAATATGACATACGCTGCCTATTCAACCACGAAAGCGAGTTGATTTTAGGGCGCACCAAGGCGAACACTTGCAATGTGTTTGTTAACGGCGACGGAAATTTAGAATACACTTGGATTCCAGATTACGAAAACCCGACGCATGTTAGCGTGGTGCGCAGCATTATGCGCGGCGATATTACTCAATCTTCGTTTGCCTTCACTATCCGCGAGCAAGTTTGGACAGAATCCGAGAAATACGGAACTATGGGCAAGCGCGTGGTAAATGTGATTGAGGATTTATACGACGTTAGCCCGGTTACATATCCCGCATACGAGGAAACCGAAGCAGACGCTCGCAGCATTTTAAAGATGCGCGACGAACAGCGCGAAATTGACGCGGCCGAGCAGTCAAAGGCCGACGCTGATATTATTAAATTGATTGCAATCAGATACAAAAATTATTAATACATGAAAAATATTAAGGCACTTAAAGAAGAGCGCGGCCACTTGTTAGACGAGTTAGCTGGCTTGCAGACTGTTATCGAGCGCGAAGCTCGCAGCATGAGCGAATTGGAAACCAACAGATTGAACGACATTGAAGCGCGTTTGTCATCTATTGCCAACGAAGTAGAGAAGTTAGACAAGCTTCAGAACTTGGCTGCACAGGCTGCTGGAAACAGCGTAAGCCGTAGCGAAGAGAAAGAAAAATCTAAGATGAAGGATCAGTACAGCTTCAAGCGCGCTATGGAAATGGCTATCTCTGGCCGTCGCGATGGCGTAGAGGGGGAGTTCAACGCAATAGCTGCTGAAGAATATCAGCGCAGCGGTGTTTCTGTTTCTGCTCATTCAATCAAAATTCCTTCCGAAGTTTTCAAACGCGACATGACTGCTACCGGTGGAAGTTCAGGTTCCGAGGGTGGCGTAAACATCCAAACTTCAGTCGGTTCTATCATCGACGTATTGTTGCCTCGCACCGTGTTGCGCGGATTAGGCGTACAGCAGTTGTCAAACTTGGTTGGTAACTTAGACCTTCCAACTGCTTCAACTTTGCCAAGCGCAGGTTGGAATACCGAGAATGGTTCAGCTACTGAAAAAAGCCCTGCATTCAGCAAGGTAACTTTTAGCCCTAAGAGATTAGCTGCTTATATTCAGGTTTCAAACCAGTTAATGTTGCAATCATCTAACAGCATTGATGCTTATGTTAGAAATTGGTTATTACAGGCTATGGCTCAATCGATGGAAGCTGCTGCGATTAAAGGCGGTGGTTCTAACGAGCCTACCGGTATTATTGCCAACGCAAACGTTAACGTAGTTTTCGCAGGCGGTGCAACTTCAAACGCTACCAACGCTAACGGAGCTGCTCCA